CATTGACCATTCGCATTACGACCTCTGCTTGTTACAAACCTTGCTTCTCTTAAACCAACGTTTTGAATGAAATGCTTGCCGATTCTTGTTTACAATCAGTCACTTTTTAAAGGGTATTTAATTGGTTAAAAGTTATGCGAATTGGCTATGTTAGGGTGTCAACAAATGACCAAAATCCTGAATTACAGCGTGATGCAATTGAACGAGCAAAATGTGAACTAATTTTTGAAGATAAAATGACCGGAGTTAAAGCAAAGCGCCCGGGCCTGAACAAATTACTCAAAACCCTTAAACCCGGTGACACGGTTGTAGTTTGGAAACTTGATCGCTTGGGGCGCTCCTTGATCAATCTGGCCGATCTATTGCAAACATTTAAAAAAATGGATGTGAAATTTCTCTCCATAACGGAGGGGATTAACACCAATACGAGTATGGGGCGGTTTACTTTCCACATCATGTCAGCACTTGCTGAAATGGAAAGGGAAATCATCATTGAGCGAACCCGAGCAGGCTTGGCTGCAGCAAGAAAAAAAGGGCGTATTGGCGGGAGGCCTCCAAAATACTCTTACGATGAATGGCAACAAATGGGGCGCTTAATCCGTAATGGATTAACTAGGAACCAAGTGGCAATCATCTATGACGTTGGTGTATCGACCCTCTATAGGAAATTTCCTGCATCTATGATGGAACAGGTTATGGATGATGATAATGAAGCTGATCAGGCCTATTTTGAAGAAAAAACTGATTGGGAGAAGGCCCTTGAGTTAAAGCCTAGGCCGTTCAGTTAACTTTCCTTTAACTATGAAGCCCATTGCCAGGGCCTTTAGCTCCGCGCTAGGGCCCATTTTTTGATGCTCATAAGTCCCTGTCTTCAAACGATTGATAGCCCTTATTCTTCTACCCATGAATCATTTCCTACCCATACAAATTACAGACTAAATAAGTTCCCTTCTGCGTTCTAACGTCATTTCAGGAGGGTACGTGTTCGCCAACTACGAAACTCTGTTTCTGGCTTTACTCCTGTCCCTGTTAAGCGGCACTGGCGTGTTCCTTCATGGAGTGCGTGAAAAGCGCATACCGGCTTCGTTTTTCAATCTGATAACGGAGTGGGTGATGGCGCTTATCGCTGGCGTAACAGGTTTTTACGTCGCCAGAAATCAGGGGTGGGAAGATAGCCTTATGTTCATTGCAGTGCTGGTTGCCAGCAACAATGGCCGGGAGGTATCAACCGCAATAAAAACGAAGTTCATCACTGTTCTTACGGCAATGATGGGCAGTAACAAAGGTGGGGAAACTCATGGGAAGTGAGCATTATTTTTTAATCTTTATGTGTGGTTTGGCTCTTTTTGACCGATTCGCTATACGTCGTAAAAGCGCCTTGATTATCAGCATCGGGGCCGCAGCTGTTAAACCGTATGCACTCGCCTTCCCGATCCTATTGGATATTAGGCGCAGTTGGATAAGCGATGCCCATATTGAATACAGCCTTCAAGATTTAAACAATCCAATGGTTGTTATCACTGGAAAGACGCGCCCTCTCGATGTCACGCGCCGGGGGAGTAGGGAGGAGTTTTTATTGATAAACACTCGCTACCTTGAAAGCGGTCGGTGGGATCTGAAGGTACGTATTTTTAACGGTAACTGCCGTTTAAATCCGTTATATCGCATATTTCCACTGTCACATGTGATGGAAAAACAGTACACAATTAACATCGATCCAGAGGGCCGCCTGAATGTCGAAGGGTGAATACGTCCAGCTCAAATTTGAAGAGCTCAACGAGAAAGGCCTGACCAAGCTGACTAAAGCGATGGCGAAGGCTGGCTATGAAGTCGCTAAGGTTATACCAGCGGGAAAATCGCGAAAGAAAGATGGTATCGCTACGCGAACATTTACATTGATCGGCCTAGATGAACAGGTGATGGATGTCCAGGTTAACGACACAGGCGATATTTCCGGCATCAAAGTAAACGGCAAAACATCGCCCTATCAGCCAGTAAAATCGATTTCTGCCCTGGCACAATCCCTTTCAGCGCTATTCAAACGTGGCGCTACCGCTTTTCAAAAAGCACTTGCTCGAAAAATGGCTCGCGCAGCCAAGAAAAACCTCAATGGTAGCGATAAGAAGTCACCAGGCATTAAATCCAACGCGCAGCAACTGGCAGACGCCAAGGCAAAGCGAGATGCTGTAAGTGACGATATCCAGCAGGTTAAGACTCGCTTGGGGGTGGTTCAGACCAATACCGATAATGCGATGACCGAAGCTGAAAAGGTTAAAGCTGCTCTGAACCAGGAAACGGCCCGTACTCGGCAACTGAAAGAAGAAATTGCCCAACTGGAGGAGGTCGCGTGATCAAGAAGCCAATCCATATAAACACTCAGACCACGTTCGCTGAGTCATTATCCACGAATTTACCGACTCGTTGGAGCGCTGAACCGTTAAGCGAAGATGATCTGTTATTAGAGGCCGCTACGCTTGAGGATATTGAACTTGCCTATTTGGGTAATGAAATCCTGGCAGAGAGCGATGGCGCGATGTTTGAAGCGATCACAACGAAGCGCTTAAAACTCGCGGCTACCATGCGCGCGTTTATTCGTGTACTTAATCGTGGACTCAACGGGACGGACATCAAAGCTGGTACGGATGAAGCGGGAGAGGATGACAATGGTTTGCCAACGATAGGTGGTGCTATTATTGGCAAAGTAAGACGTGTTGCTAATATTCCTGTTATGACTGCGCAAATCCCCCTCACCGACGGGCAAACCACCAGCATTATTTTCCATTCCCCTACAGCTGATAACGGACGGGTAAAAAACGACGATACGCTTGTAGCCTTCCAGTTTCTGCTGAATAAAAGGGACGTCACGCATGTTGTTGCGCCCATTGGCGGTCGCGATGTAACCCTTAATCAGGTATGCCAGGTACTTTCGAACCTCATTGAGCGTAACAGCGCAAAATTTCAGAAGGCTAAAGAACGGCAGGCTCAAATAAAGGCCGATATTGAAGGCTACCTAAGTGAGGCCGATAAGCTGGGAGATGAGCGTTCTACCCTAATAGAACAGGTGGAGAACGCTCAAAATGGCCTGGCAGAAAAACGTGACGCCCTGGCGTCTTTACAAGAGCGTCTGCTAAGCCAAAAGAATCTTAATGCAGAGCTCGAAGATAAGCGTAATAAGCTGCTTGCGGCAAAAGAAAATCCGACTCCTGATCGTGCCTTCACCAATCAGCTCCGTTCTATCAAAAACGGCTTAAGTATGGATGGTGTGTACACGCTCAGTAATGGGGCCGTTGTGAAATACAAAACTGTTGATGCGGCTGGTGGGCCAGAAAGTTTTGTCACCATCGATAGCGGTGATGAAAGCTACAGTCTTCAAGCTAAAGATATGCAGGGGAAAAGTATGGCAGATGCCGCTACCAAGCTTTTAAAAGCGTATCGCGAACATAACGCTGAAAAATATAAAGTGGTGGTGCAGCCGGTCGAACCTCTTTCTGAGCCTGAGCCTGAGCCTGAGCCTGAGCCTGAGCCTGAGCAGGAACCGGAACCGCAACCGGAACCGCAACCGGAACCGCAACCGGAACCACAACCGGAACCACAACCGGAACCACAACCGGAACCACAACCGGAACCACAACCGGAACCTGACGGCGTTGGACAATTCAAATACGCGTTGCAGCTGCGCCCCGCTTCGCTTGGCACTATACCCGATGGTAATACTGCCATCCTGCCTCGCCCGGAAAACGTTGACGATCCATATTACGATTACATGCGTCATGGTGCTGTTACGTATAACCGCAAGCTGACCGATGATGAGGTCAAAGGGTTTGATCTCCTGTATCTTCCCGGCGGTGATGAACTGCAGTCTCTCGCGGAGCAGATCGCCAATGGCCGTATGAAAGAGTACGCGGCGCAATATCTGGAACAGTCGGAAGAAGACCCTGCAACCTTCAAAGCTCAAGTTAAGCTGTTTTTCCGCAAAGCCTTCCCGACCGTTGCATATCCGCTTGGGAATGAGCAGAATTTCTTCCTACTGAACGTACTGGCCGAGCTGAAAAAAGTTGCTGAAGCTGATGTGAACAATGGCACCAGTGAAGATGTGCCACCGGAACAACCCCCGGTGGAAAATGGGCCAGCGGAAACAACCACAACAGGTACGGAAGAAGTGAGCGAAGCCGATCAGGAAGCCAACAAGGCACTGGACTATATCAAGTCCGTACCATCACAGTTTAATTCCCGTAACCTGGCGGAAGTCAGCGCAGAGTTGGATCACGTCCAGGAGGCTGCTAACGCGCTCATAGCAGCAAGTCGTTTCGATGAAAACGAGAAGTTAGTCGAAGCAGCTGTGGATCACCTGATTAAGATATTGGCTGAAGTTCAGCAGGGAGTTGCTTAATGGCATTGTCTATCATGGAACGCCTGGCACTGGGTAAAGAGCTGTCCGGATTAATGCAGGAGCAAAAATCCGCGTCAGTTATGCAGCGCATGACGATCGGCAAGCAGATTGTGGAAGTGATGATCAAGCTTGGCCTGGGTGCAGCTGCAGAACCCAGGCCCGAAGAAGTGCCCGCTCCGGAACTGCCTCCGGAACCTGAAGATGCTCCTCAGGTCGTTAAAGACTTCTTGGCGGGAGTGTTCACAAAAGTGCCTCAGCTGGAGTTCATCGATACGCTGCGCGCGATTGCAGAATACGTCGGCCAGCACTTAACGCTGGATCAGGCCAAAGAGCAAACGGCCTTATGGGTGGCCCAAAACGGGTATGCAGACTGAGCATAGAGGGCAACATGCCCTTTTAATACGAGTGAAACAGAATGGCTAGTCGTGGAGTCAACAAGGTAATTTTGGTCGGCAATCTGGGCTCCGATCCTGAGATGCGTTATATGCCGAATGGTGGTGCGGTTGCCAACTTCACTTTGGCCACCTCTGAGAGCTGGCGTGATAAGCAGACCGGGGAGATGAAGGAACAGACTGAGTGGCATCGTGTTGTGCTGTTTGGAAAGCTGGCAGAGGTAGCCGGTGAATACCTGCGTAAAGGCTCACAAGTCTTTATTGAAGGGCAGCTGCGTACCCGCAAATGGACAGATCAATCTGGTTCGGAAAAGTACACAACCGAAGTCGTGGTAAATGTTGGCGGCACCATGCAGATGCTTGGCGGACGGCAAGCTGGTGGAGCGCAGAACGGTGTTGGCCAGCAGGGCGGGTGGGGGCAATCGAACCAACCTAGCAGTGGCGGCCAGGCGTCCCCGGCTTCAGGCAATGAGCCACCGATAGATTTTGATGACGATATTCCATTTGCAACAATCGGACTTCAGTACGGTAAGCACCGTATATATGCTTTATAAATCACAGCCCCTTAATAGGGGCTTATTTATAAATTGAAATATAATGTTGGAAGTTTTCTAATAACTCATCGAATGAAACACACATTACATGCGTACTTTCAACTATTGTTTTAGATGTTCGCCATTCTAAGCGGTCTAACTCCTGATTGGATAAATTCATGTTTTTTCCAGTAATTATAATGCCAGAAAATTTTGCTCTTCTACTTCCGAAGGTATTAAGGAAGTCACCTGTGCCACGCATATCCTCTATCTTCCATAACCAGTCCATTAATTGTGAATGAGCACTTTCAAACCTTGGAGACCAGTCTGGAGTAGCTTTATTGCCTTTTGATCTGAAGATACTGTCAGGCCGACCATCCTCAAACTCAATTAATAAATATTGATGGTTTTTACTATCACCTACAATCATATCTGCTTTGAAATCACTATAGATGTCGAACTCAGACGCATAGCAATCAGCCTGTCTCATTTTAGGTAAATGATAACTTATCAGAAGATTAAGGTCAGGGCTTCTTTTGAAAAATGGCAGTATGTCTCTTCTCTCTGATAGAGTAGGCTTTTGAGCTAGTAAATTCGAATACTCAGCGAGTTGTGAAATAGCGGCAGATTTTGAATATGTGTGCTTTTGTAAATTTTTCATTCTGCCACCAATTGATGGGGTAAAGCGATATCAACTATCAAAATATTTTCTGCAACACCTGTTGTTATAGAGAAAAGTATCCTTATTGGATAATCTCCTTGGTACGCATAAATTTTATTGCTATGGCCTTCGCTTAAGATTCTTACGCGAGGGTTTCTTTCTATTTTCTTTATTTGATTTGGCTTGACATCTTCAAAATCAGTTGACATATCACTAACTAATTTTGTGACCATTTTTTTATCTTCATTTCTTAGGGAATTAATGGCGAGCATTGCACGCCTTAAAAAAACAACCTTCATATCTCTTTAGCCTCGTGACACATTATACTGATGTTAATCAACATGAAATTTATGATGCACTTAATTTTCTCACAGTCAAATTGCATCGTCACGCAGAAATACCAAACTCCCCACAATCCCTCTGACAAGGGGGAATTTATGACTTTTTCCGTACAAACCGCATTGTCCGCGGCGACAGACATCGATGACGTTATTGCAGTGTTGACGTCTTTACCCATACATCAAAGAACCACCGGCCGGGCCAGCTACGTTGTAACAAGCAAAGGAGCAGAGGTCAAAACCGCTTTCAAAGTCGTTGAGGTGGCAGTTTTGACAATTTCGAACAACCTTGATGGCACTATTAACCCTGATTTTCCATCTGAGCTTCAACCTCGCGACCGGACACGTCTATCCAGTAAGCTCCAAGTCAGTAAGATCGCCTCCGGCCTACGCCCGGCACAACTGACCGACTCAGGGATGAGTAGCCACGGTGCACCGATTGTCGGCCCTGATAACGTCGTTGAATCTGGTAATGGCCGCTCAATGGGGATCTGGCGTGCTTACCAACAAGACCAAGCAAATGACTACCGCCAGTACCTGATTGACCATGCAGAGGAATTTGGCCTTAAGGCATCTGACGTGGCTGCAATGGAAATGCCGGTCTTGGTGCGTGAACGTCTAACTGACATTGATCGCGCCCAGTTCGCGCGAGACTCTAACATTTCTGATCTCCAAGAAATGGCGGCCAGTGAAAAGGCATATGCAGACGCTCAATTCCTTTCAGAAAGCGTGATGGCGCTGTTTAATCCTTCAGAAGATGGAAACCTTCTGGCGCGCTCAAATGATGGTTTTATCCGGGCATTTTTACGTGAAATAGGTGACACGGCGACGGCTGGCCTTCTAACTAACGATGGGCGCCCGACAAAGCAACTTATTGACCGCGTGCAAAACGCGATTTTCGCCAAAGCCTACAAAGATGAGCGTCTTGTTCGACTTATTGCTGAAGAACCCGATCCGGATATGCGTAATATTCTTACCGCGCTAAACACGGCGGCCAGTGATTTTGCACAAATGCAGTCATTGTCTGGTGACATACACCATGACGCTGTGACCGGGCTGGTGGACGGCATCGAAACCATTGATGGCCTGGACAAGCAAGCTATAGCCGCGCTACAGGAAGCAATAAATCTGGTCAGAGAGGCTAAGGATAATGGCCAAGCACTCGAAGAGGTTATTGCCCAGCGAGGATTATTTGGTGACAGCACTCCCGAAGCTGAGGCACTGGCGCTCTTCATCGTCACCAATAACCGAAGCGCAAAACGCATGGGAGCTGCGTTCAAAAAACTCGCTCAGAAAATAAATGACGAATTGACGCACCAGCAGCAGGCTTTGGGCGATATGTTTGGCGGCGGTGAGGTTGACCTGCGAAGCGTGCTGACGGCGGTTTCCCAGGAGATTGAGTCAGAGTTTGGGGAGGGAAAGGGACTGAACTTCGCTATGTTTGAAAGCGCGCCCGGGGAAGTGGACCCTTATATTTCGGATCTTATTTCCCGCGCTTCCGATGTTAGTGAGCTGGTCAGAATTGTGCGGCTCAGCGAGCAGATTAAAAGTAATGTGCACAGTGGCGAGCAAAACGTCAAAGACCTTGGTTTCAAGCTTCGTTTTTTCAATTACAACACCGTCCGAGAATGGATAAGTAACAACGGCTATAGCGATGGTGTAGTGCGGGCAATGATCAGTTCAGTTGATAAAAGCATGTTTTACAGCAGCGCGCTGAAAACAGCGATCGAAGATGGTCATTCGGCCCCTTCTTTGGTTGACCCGCGAAACATCCACTACGCGATAGAGCATCTTAATGATGCAGCACAAAATGGAGGCAATACTGAAAGGGTAATCAGGACTTTGCATCAACTTGAGAACCTTGTCCCTAGTGAAATTAGCTGGCCAGAAGTACAAGAAGCTTGCATTAAATGGTTCGCGACGAACCAAAAATTACCCCCAAACCTTAAAAAATCATTGTTGGCCAGCTTCACGAAAAAAATGAGTAGTGCCAAAACAGTGCAACAACTGGTAGCAGCGATCCAGAATGCAGAGAAGTTAGCCAAGAAAATGCTTTCTGACATTAGCGGAGTAATGGAATCCGGTAAGGCTGTACTGGAAAGAGTGGGGCTGAGTAGAGATATCGATATCAATGTTATCGCAGACGGCTATATTTCCGCCTTGAACAGTCTAAAGCAGATTGGCACTGATGTGGACCCTGGAAATATTGGATTCCAGAGCACGGTAGATTTTTATATTGAACAAATCAATAAAGTGCAGGATAACCCGGAAAAGCTGAAGCCGTATTTGAAAGCTGTTTTTGACAAAAATTCAGGGTTAGCGCTTGATGTGCGTCATTTAAAAATGATTTTGCGGGCTCATCCTGAGCGAGACCGTTTAGAGCTTGAAATGGATGACCTTTCGAGGTTATTTAGTGATCGCGTTGCGTATCCTCCGGCTATAACGACCATGATTCACAAGAAGGTAAAAGCTGCTTTCGATACTCTTCTTGAAACCGGTGGCGTCACTGCAGAACAGGCGAGTGAGTGGAGTGAAGGCATTAGGCTGTCTGATCAAGTAGACGAGCTGACCGCACAAGACCAGCCTGACTACGGCCGCAAGGGTTTTAGTATAAAAGAGGTAGCCGCAAAAGCCTACGAGCTGGTGGGTGGCAATCTTGCTTCGTTAAACCACATTTATCATAGCGATGGCGTTAGGGCGTACGCTAACCGTAATGGGGTAATCGCTATAGAGGGCAATACTGACGGTGAGCATGTGCTTTGGCATGAGATAGGGCATCACATTGAATACTCTAATCCACACCTGCTTGAACGTGCGAAGGCCTTCCTCAAATCCAAAGCCGGTGATCGACTGACATATTACAACACCGGCACCAGGGGGGATGCTGAATATATGGTAAGGTCTGCCTTAAGTGACCGGTACATGTCTAAAATTTATATGGAACTAAATTTCAGTGCTAAGAGCGGTAAGCCGCTATCTAAACCACCGGCTTTAAACAATTGCCGCAGCACAGAGATTTTTTCTATGGGCATGCAACTGTATGCCGACCCGGAAGCAGCCGCAAAATCAGTTTTGAACGGTGATGGTTTGGTAGAGTTCTTCCTGGGGTGCATGAAGGAGATACATCATGCGGATTAAGATCGCATCGCCGGAGAAACAGGACGGCGTGATTGAGTGCCATGAAGATGGTTCATTCATCATTGCCGAAGGTCAAATTACTTTAGAGCAGATGGCAGAAGAGCTTCGCCTTGTTCATCCGAACTCTGCGACCGGCCTCGTTAATACTGTCAAGTCAAGGCCAGAGTTTGTTCTACGGAGCCTGGAGTATGTTGGTTGGTTGGTTGAGTGGCCAGAGGTGGCAGGTGCTGAAGTTGGCGATCAGAGCGAGGAAGATGAACCTGGTGACTTTAACGTGAATTGAGCAAAAGCCCGCTTTATGCGGGCTTTTTGTTTCGAGGTATAAGTTCGTAATCTGGGTGTTCGCCTGCCAGCAGCAGCAGGTACTGGAACTCTCCGGCCACAAGGAATCTGGTTCGTTCAGGGTCAGTGTTCTCTTTCAGCTGCCAGGCGCGAAGCTTGTAACCCATAATGTCGGCCAATTCTGTTTGGGTAAGATTCATACGGCTTCGGATAGCACGTATTGTCTCAGGTGTGTTTGGAGGTAAATCGCTCAATTTCTTCCTCAATTCTAAAACAGGCCAGTTAGCGACCATTATAACACTATGACTTTAGTTCTTTACCCATTGCTGGTGGGCAGGTAATTCAAGCACTGCCAAACAGGGAACCCTGTCTTGTCTCTCAGTACGAGGGCGAAGAATGAAGCGCTCTCGCGTTCCATTTTCAGGTTCGGATGTGCGTTCATCAGCTGGCGCGCTTGCTCACGGGTAATGCTCCCTTTGGGAAGAGAGCTCTGAAGAGTTTTTGTATTTTCGTTCATTTCTAAATTACATATTGTTCAAATATACATTTACTATATGTACGTTGTACGTAATTGGCAATGACTTTCTGCACCTGTATAAATCACAGACTAACTACGATGCCGTGATACCGAAAAACCAGCACCTAGCGGCGAAACATGGCAGAGAAAGAAAAAAAACAGGGCTTTCGTAGTGCACTGAGAAAAGTTTTCACCGGCGGTGATGTGACCACTGCTGACCCAGTTGTATTCATGAGTGGCCACAGCGTAGTAGCACGGTCTGGCTTGGCTTCATTGCGGCCTGGTGGTAAGCAAAATGCAGACGGAATGGTAAGCGCATCCGATTCGGTAAAACTCACTGCTGAACTGCCTGCAGAGCGGCTACAGCGCTACAACGTTCTTGAAGAAATGGCGAAGAGTCCTACCGTTTCAACTGCGCTTAATATTCACATCGCGCAGGCCCTGGCACCGTCAAAGAAAACAGGTATGTCATTTCAGATAGCCCCCAAAAACGGTGGCGACACGGAAGCAGTTAAGCGTTGCGAGGAGCTCACGGCAGACCTTGGGACGATGATTAACGATGGCTTGCCGTCATGGGCAATGATTATGGCCATCTTTGGCGTTTCTTATGTTCGGCCATACGGTGAGCCGGGCCTTGGTATTACAGGTATTGATTCCAGTTATTACACCTTGCCTCATTTTGTGCAGGAGTTTACCCGTGGTAGCCAGTTGGTGGGCTACGGCGGTGACTATCTACTCGATACTGAGAAGATGAGCCGTGTTGTCGCTGAGCCATGGAGCCTGGTTTCAATCAAAAACCCCTATTGGATGCCCCAGCATAAGCTTATGCCGGTTGCTTACGGCACAAAGGGATACTCGCTGCTGGATGCTGAAAAAAATGCCCCTTTAACAGAAACGCAGAATTATGGGACGTCGTTTCTTGAATATAGCTACGAGCCTTTCCTGAATCTCTGCGCTGCTTTGACCGCGCTAAAGGCGACTCGTAATAACGCAGCTAAAATTGATCGTCTGATTGGTCTTACCACGAATACTCTCGACCCAGTTAACGCTGCTAACTACACACGAAATGTAACCCAGTCGCTTAAACGAAATGCCGAAATGGTCGCGAGTCGTTCAATCAATGCCAATGCTATGCCCACAGTTTTAAACCACATTGTCCCATTAATGGCAGATGGTAAAAACGGCATGGTTGTCGACACGCAGTCAATCCCTGCAGATATCACCGGAATTGAGGACGTCATGTTTCACCTGCGGCAATTGGCAGCCAGTTTGGGGATTGACGCGACAATGCTGGGTTGGGCAGACATGATGAGCGGCGGGCTTGGAGAGGGAGGTTGGCAGCAAACAGCTATTCAGGCAGCACTGCGTGCGAACTGGATTCGACAAGGTTCAGCGCGAGCAATATACCGTCTCATTGATATACATCTTGCTTACAAGTACGGCAAAACCTACACGTCTGCCGACCGTCCTTTCGAAATACAATTCAACTCAATGAATACCGCGATCCAAGAAGAAGAAAATCGTGAGCTTGATGCCCGCGCTAACTTCGTTTCGATAATCGCACAGATCATGGATCAGGTTCAAAACAATCCCAAACTGGCTGGCAGCGAAGAGTTCATGCGGTACCTGTTCACTGATCAGCTTCGTATTGATGCTGACAGGCTTAATATCATGATCAAAGAGTTCGCCTCGAATGAACCAGCAGAAGATGAGCACGGGATGTATGAATCCGCCCCTGAGGCAGCTGGGGATGATCCAACAAAATGGACGACAGAGCAGTTAATTAATTTTGCAAAATTTGTGATGAGCAGCAACTAACCGGAGGGAAACATGCAGTCACTTAAAACGGTTACGGATCGATTCTCCCTCGTTGAGAAAATCCGTAAACACACCCCACAAAATGAGCGCAATTACGTCATTGAATCTGTCAGAAAGACATTCAATGCGGCGGAAACTCAGGAACGTATGGCGCTTGGGGAAATGTTTGGGTATTACGGGCATGGTCGCCGCGCGATGCACTACAAAAAGTCGAAAAGCCTCAATTTACCGGAGGTTACTGTAGTGATGGTGGACGGAAAGCCCGTGGTGCTAGATAACGTTCCTTCCAACCGAACAGTAGAGGTGAGCATTGATGATAACGGCATCATTACTCACACCCAGGAGATTTTAGACACAGACCCCGGACGAATTGTGCAGGGGATGATCAACTCCAATGCCGGTGGTTGGTCGTGGGCAACGCACGGACCGGATGGTGCGGTTTCTCTCGTTAATTCTTTCCATGGATTCGATTATGTAACAGTTCCGAACTACATCAGCTTGGATAAAAAATCTCTGATGCTTGAATCATCGGAAGAGAGCCGGTTGCTTATGCACGCTGAGCTGGTGGAACAGGGCTTTAGTGAAAACGCCGCAACAGACTTGATCCATCATTTCGATTCAATGCGTTCGAACCAGGCCATGTTTGAAGCGGTTGAATATAACTCTGCCCTTGAGACATCCTTGATGTTGCGCGATATGGAGGTTGAGCGCCTGAAGAACCAGCTGGCCGACAACAACTTAATGTTAGAAAGCCAGGGTGAGAACGCACGCAAATGCCGTCGTATTTTACGTGACGCCATACAATCCATGCCGTTGTTTATTAGTGCTGAACAGCGCCAGGCTCTTTGTCGGATGGAAACTGAAGAGGATGCAACGATCGTAGCAGCAATGCTGGAATCGCTGGGTGCAAGCGCAACCTATGGCCTTCCTATACCTTCAGCCCAAAGGGATAAGCTGGTCACTGCAGAAAAACCTAAAGGCACACCGCTTATGTTCATTAGTAAGTAATCAAATGGTCATTTTCTAATGTACTGTATAAAGATGCACTGTTGATTAATCGAAAAGAAATAGGGTAGGATCGGCCACGTTGATCACCTGGATCAGGTGAGGCATTAGCGGTGGACAAAAACAAAAAAGTCGCCTTGCAGGGCGACTTTTCTGTACCGGATAAGGGTTGCAGCCTAAACCGGGAGTCATTCAACTAATGTCAAACAACATAATACTGAACAGTTCCATACCCGGCGAAAGGTAAGAAGGAACTGGACTGTTTCATTTCGAACAAACCACCACGGAAGTATCAAAATAAAACATGTGCAATTATACCATCCCCCGATCATCGCGCAATATCCGCTCATCAAATTCTGCGTTTTTCTTCACCAGTTACGTGCTGATTATGGGGAAAAACAATGGCTAAGAATAACTATTCAGATTTTTTCTCAGGTTTTGGTTTTGAAAAAATCATTCGCTGTTGCCCACTTTTAAGTCAGACCCATTGCAACATCATCAGTGCGATGGGCAATCTTGCCGCGTCAACTGATCTCTATATGTTCAAAAATTCCTACCCTTACATCGCTCGAATGACAAATACCAGCGAAGGCACGGTGAGGAGGGCGATTTCTGCAGCTGTTAAGTGCGGAATTTTGGTAAAGACGCGCACGTATGATTCAGCGCGCAAGAACGGCAGCAACCGATACCAGTTCTCGAATTCATTCCTTGAAATGGCAAAGCAAATAGCTATTGCATGCAAAGAGAAATCTATCTCCATTTTTAACGAGTCACCACGGTTAAGGACTATTGCTAAAATGGTCTTTTCCGGGCTTCCTTGTAAGGATTTCCGGTCCGATCAGCATGATCAGTCACGGTCTGATCATGCTGATCGGACAAAAGAAAAGAAGACTAAACCATCTGATAAAAGAATAAAAAGACCATGCTTGGAGAAGCCTTCGGCCTCTCCAGCTGTGGATAAAATTAATAAGGTTCTACCAGAAGGGAATTCCGCCGTTCCGGAAGACGAGGTGTTCGCCGAGATGGCTGCAGCAAAAGCCCGATCTGACAAACACCGTCTTGATAAACGCTATGCGGCGCAGAAACTGATACATGCGCAAGCTGAGAAGTTGGCAAAGAAATTCGCCTGGCTAAAGGGTGCGCCTGCTCGCAGGTCGCGGATGTCACACGATCAAATGTCGATAGGTGAATTTGACGGCATGCCTTCGTCGTGCACTATTCACGAGGCTATGGAATACGCCAAGAAGCGTGGTATGCGATCAGAGTTTGAAGAAAGAAACTGGAGTATTCCCCCCGGGTTCAGGGGGAATAAGGGCTAGGCTTCGTTCGTGGATAATGCTGCATCACCAGTTGGTAGCGCTTGAGTGGTGCGTGGTTCGCCAGTTGGCCAGCGATAACCGGTAACGCGTTCAGTCGAAAAAGCACGGATGTTGACTGCATCTGACTGATTTCCGCCGAGAACCAGGAGATCTCCATTCGGACGTTTGCCTACTACAAAACCGACATGACCGCCGCCGCTGCGGGTGAACACAACAACACACCCATAGATAGGCGCGTCAAGCTTTTCGCCCCAGTCGAGGTAAGACTTTGCAGACTCAAAACGAGTTGAGCGAATACCAACTCGCTCCAACATTGCACCGGTGAAAGCGGCACACCATGGCGTTTCGTCATCCTTAATCCCGCCGCGCTTAATGTCGCGCCAGAATTGCAAAATTTCAGGGTTATGTTTCGGCCCGTGGATTTCGGCAAGGCCAATGTGCTTGCGACCTTCAATCAGCCAACGAGGTTCGATGTTTGACATGAAAAAACTCCAATCTATTAAATGGAGCTGTCATGTTGCCGAGGTTGTGATTTCGCCGTAAAAGTGTGGTTCCCACCCTACCGAAATAACACACTCAATACCCTTCACATTCACGCCGCACCACGCGGCATATCTGGATGTGAGGGATATTACCTTTGGATCATTTACTCGAAACGATTAACGATGCCAAAAGCGTTGACCGGCTTATCGAGATCGTCAGTCGATTACATAAACCGCGCTTAAAAGCCAGTTTCGGCGTCACTAAGGTTGATGGCGTTAGTATTCAAACAACCCGCCGCGCCGCGAACAGCGCAGCCGTAGCTCTTCTTCATTCGCTTCCTCCCGGTTTTGATGGCAGTCAATTGACTGATGAGCAAAGGCAGATACTTGCAGGCTATACCGGGGAAGGTGGCCTTAACGATGGCGAAGGCAGCCAATACGAATATTACACACCTCAGTTTATGGCTGAGGGCATCTGGGACTTGTTCTCTGATTATGGGATTGGTGGCGGGCATGTGCTGGAATCGTCTGCTGGTACCGGCATTTTCCAGGAAACAAAAAAGCAAGGCATGGTAATGACCAGTGCCGAACTCTCTCCTATATCTGGCCGAATCAATCAGTTGCTGCACCCGGAAGATGCGGTGAATATCGGTCCATTCGAAGCGTTAGCGGCAAAAGACGCTATGTACGATCATGCTGTCGGTAACGTACCTTTCGGTGATGGCCGCTCTGGGGTGGCTGGTCTTGATCCGGCTTATGCAAATGAAAAGAACGTGGGGAACTATTTCGTACTGCGCACCATCGATAAGGTGAAGCCAGGCGGGCTCGTGGTGCTGGTGGTGCCCAACGGCATGACAGATGGGAATAAATACAAAAAGCTACGCGATAAAGTCAGTAGAAAAGCGGAATTCTTGGGTGCCCATCGAATGCCATCTGGCACGTTCTCCGAATCCGGTACCGACACGGTTGTTGACGTCTGGGTCTTACGAAAACATCCGGAGGAATTTGCCGAGCTCATAATTGACAGCAGCGATGCGCAGTTGCAATCCGCTAACGTGCTTTGGGACACTTTCGTAAAAGGGAAGTGGTTTATTTCGCCGGAAGGTAGCCGATTTGTTTATGGCGATATGGATCGCGCCAGCTTCCGTAATACGCTGGTGGTCAAGAAGGACGGCAGGGTTTCAAACGAGTCGATGAAAACTGCGTTGTCCCGTCGTTTTGATAGCCGTATCGACTGGGATTCACTGGGAGTAGTAACACCTGCGTGGCAAGGAGCAAAGCCCGGTGATAAGCGCCTAGTCGGAGACGTCTGGCATGAGTTTGACGGTATCCACTGGCATAAAGATTCCACCACGAGCAATTCCCGCCTGGACGCACAAAAGTACGGTGCTGGCAGTTTCGGTGATCTGCAGACCGCCTTCAAATCAGTGAAGGGTATCTTGTCGCTGTCTTGGGCGCAAATCTCTGCCGTTGCAGCAGATTATCCGCGTGCTATTGATGAAGACGTTAGCGCGATGATTCGCTTTGCCAAGAAGCAACGAGAAGGTGATCGTGAGCGAATTATGCGAGGCGCTCTAATTGGGCAGTTAATAAACAGGGCGCTTGATCTACGCAACTTGGGTGTGAGCAGCGATGACGAATTAGCCGATGCTGCCCGGTTGACTGCCGATGAAGTTGCGAAGTACGGCCCTCCACATGCGGTGAAATTAGGTGACATTACCGATGCCGGTGCAAAAAACTGGATGACCTTTGCGGGGAACGTCCAGAAAGACGGTACCAACTCGGATCTACTGGCCGGCCGCCTTGATGTTACCGAAGGCGCTGCGGGTATCGATTTCACCAAGCCAGAACAGGTTGTAGCGCATTTATTCAGTGATGTGGCACTCATGCCGATCACCCTTGAGCACTTCCGCGAAGTCTTCGCCGGTGAATTACCTGCTTCAGACGAGGACGCGCTGGAGTATTTGGCGAGATTCCCCGATATTGCTCTCGATGGGTATGGTTGCTTACTTCCTATCGGGCGCGCCACCAGCGGCGATATCACTACCAAGGTCGCCGCGCTTATTGCTTGGCGTGACAGTGCCACTGGCGAGCAAAAAGCCAACTTCGAACGTCAATTAGCTTTGATCGAAGAAAAGCGTGAATTTACACCGTTAAATAAGGTGACTGTAAATCTTAACGCGCGCTGGCTGGATCGCCGTCTGATTAAAGAATTCCTCGCGACACAGGGTTACGACGAGTTTAAATACACATCCTCAGATCTCGAAGTTGAAGACGGAATTCTGATATCCCCGGATGACTACGAAGGAAAAGACGGAGTATTTACCGGCTATCAGATGCGTACCGTTACAGGCCGGACAGGTAACGAGTTCAAAAAGGCTAACAACAAAGACGGATTCCTGAACCAGCTCGAAAACTATCTGAACGGCGTCAAACCACGTGGCCAGAACGCCAATGAATACCTCGATAAAATCGGCCAACTGGAAACCTCTTTTAATGACTGGTTACGCACCCACCCGCAAGCTGATGAGATAGCTCGCGATTATAACAATGCCTTCAATGGTTATATTCCGTTTGCGCATTCCAGCGCGCCTTTGGGTCTGGAAGGCATTAGTGGTGAAAGGCTGCCACTGACGTATCAGAACGAGGAGGTGCGCCGCCTTTCTGAAGATGGGCGTGGGATCATGGGGTTCGGTACCGGGCTGGGTAAAACAACGACAGCGCTAGCGTTGGAAGCATATAACTTCGAGACGGGCCGCACCAAACGAACCTGCATTGTAGTGCCTAAGGCTGTTTATCAAAACTGGTACCACGAAGCGCGCAGCTTCTACAGTGCTGAAGCCTTTAACGGCATGATGTTCGTCGGTTTGGATGAGGTGTTGGATGGTGAGGGTAAAGCACTTACTGCGCCGGTGCTCGATGAAGATGGTCAGCCTAAAATAAATAGCAAAGGCCAGCAGCTGTTCCGCAACGTCGTCAAAGAGTCAAGCAGCGCCACTATCGCACAGCGGCTCAACATCATCCCGTCCTCCAACTTGCGAATGGTTGTGATGACTAAAGAGCAGTTTGCCTCAATTCCGTTACGTGATGACACCATAGAAAAAAACTCGCAGCAGGCCGTTTTTAATGCCGCTGAGATGGGGCGTTTAGATCTTGCTTCTGGCAAGCACCGTGACGCGCAAAAGAAGAATAAAATCAAGGACCGTGCAGCTGATACCGGCACGACCAAAAAGCAAAACGTTCCATATTTTGAAGATATGAACTTCGACAGCGTAATCGCTGATGAGGGACACAATTACCGCAATTCCTTTGGTGCCGGGCGCGAAGCAGGCCAGCTTGCATACTTACCAAGTCCAGCTGTTTCCAAAATGGCCCGCGATATGGCCGTTAAAGCTGCGTACATGATGGATCGAAACAAAGGGCGTGGTGTTGTGATGCTTACCGCCACTCCCCTGGTTAATAGCCCTATCGATGCTTTCAACATGTTGTCGACCGTCATTCCACAGGCCGATTGGCTGAAAATGGGGATCATTACCCCGGATGACTTTGTACGTGTGTTCGGTAAGACCGAGACGGTTCAGGTACAGAAAATCTCTGGTGAAGTTGAAGAGAAGCAAGGGCTGGTAGGTTTCCAGAACCTTGATGGCTTGCGCGGTATTTTCCACAGATGGACCACGCTTAAAACAGCTGCAGATGTTGGCGCTACGGTAAAAATACCGGATATCGAAGAGCGCACGATTCAGATCCCTATGACGCAGGCTCAGCAGGAAGCTTATGAGGAACTGCGTAAGCGTGCACAGGAACTCAGTAGCCAAACAGAAACGATAGATGTCAAAGCTGCGGACGGCACGACAACCCAAATGATGCGCATCAAGGGGCCGAATGAGAAGCCGGACGATTTTATATTCTCGATCATAAGAGATATGGATAAGGTCGCCATTGATCCGGACCTATACGCCGGTGCCATTACGTTCCAGTTTCCGCTGGATAATGAGGGGGCTGTTAATGCCATTTCAGCTTCACTCCCTGCTGTAGCTGGTGGCAAAGAGGCTGATGACGCTGAAGAGGCTGAAGAAGATGAGGTTGGTGGCCTGGTCAGCACCCGCACCAGCAAGGTGGTCAAAACCGCTGTAACTACTTACCCTAATCACGTTGAACTGCGTGCCAGCATCTCACTTGAGTCGGATATTCTGAAGGCTATCGCCGCTGCGGGCATCTCTATGCAGCTGGTATCCCACCCGGTTCCGCCAAAATATGCCGCTCTGATTGAGAACCTCCGGGAGGGGCTAACGCGTGGTAAACAGATCGTGTTTATCGATGAAAAAGCCCAGCATCAGAAACTGCGCAGAATCATTGCAGGCGCGCTGCAGCTGCCGGAAGCTGAAATTGGCATTATCAACGCGACGACCGTTAGCCAAGCCGGTGGAGTGAAGCTGAAAAAGGTAAAGCGCCCGAGCGAACCGACGGCCAACAAAGACGGCGAATATAAAGACGGAGCCTGGGAGTCGTATTACAGCAAATTAGCACTGTACGAAGATTACGTATCCGCAAAAAATGATGCTGGCCTTGAAGGGATGGAAGGGATAGCTGCGGATTATAACGAGGGACGCACCCGGATCATTATCTGCAATAAAAAGGCTGAAGTCGGAATAAACCTGCATATAGGCACAACGGACATTCATCATCTGACGCTTCCATGGACGCCAGCCAGTATTGATCAGCGTAATGGTCGAGGTGCTCGTGTTGGTTCGCCTCAGGAGAAGGTTAACGTCCACTACTATTGCGGGAAAGGTACCTTCGATGATTTCCGCCTTGATACGCTCAAGCGCAAGAAAGACTGGATCAAGATGGTAATGACGTCTGATCTGTCCGAAGTGACGAACGGAGATGCAGATGATGCCGATGAGCGAGCGGTAATGCTGGCCGCAAACCCGGATGAGCGCCGAGCCATTATGGAGCGCCAGGCCCGCGAGCGCGATGAGCGCATTAAAGCTAAAGCCGTCCGAGAGGCTAATAACGCGCTCGACTCCTATCTAAAAGCGGCCAACGCCGCCGGTAAAGATGTCTCACAGATGGAAGCGGAGCTGGTCAGTCTACAAGAAAGGGCAGAAAAGACTCAGCTATCACTTGATCGTTTGATTGCTTCCGGGACTAATCGCAACGGACAAAAGTCTACTGTCGATGTTCTCCGTGACCAGAAAAAAAGGGTTCGTGAGTTACGTTTTGCTATATCTCGGGCAAAAGATGCGGATACCACGATGAAGCGGTCCCGTGGGGATATTGAACGAGCGATAAAATCCGGTGTGTTGGATATCGATATCGATGTGGTTCAAAACCCGCATGATTATGTACGAACGGCTAAAAACGTGCTTTTGCATAAGGGTAGTTATTACCGCGCAGTAATTGATGAATCCCGCGACCTGACGGCTATCGTGCGTATCACTGCTATAGAGGCTGAGTCAGAAGAGTACCAGTGCCGTATTGCGTGGTTGGATAAGGACACCTACTCGTCACGCTCCCCGGGTTCTACTGTGAAACTGCTGTTTAGCTCAGTTTTAGAGCCAGTGACCTTCGAAGAAGGAATAGCAGAATCACGCGAAAGAGCTGCAAGCGGTGTAGAGAGCCAGCACCTATCTGCCACTCTCAATGTCGACCAGTTCTATGATGCGATCCGCAACGATGTCATGACGGTAACAGGGCCGAGCCGAGGGGGCTGGAGTGGTCCAGAGAAAATTCATTACTGGCCATTCCGGGAGAAGAGCGGGGCGTTAGCAATCGCGTATATCCCTGATGGTAAATTCAGCAACTCTGGCCGCCGTCGCAAGGATGAGGATGCTATTGAGGCCGAACAGTGGATCTACCCTAACATCAATGACGAAGCTCTTAAACGTGAAATTACTCAGCACCAGAGTGGAGATGACGCGTTTCAGGCAAATGAAATTGAAGGTTTCCTTCGAGCATTGTTCGGCATGCAATACGACCGCGCGATGGAGCCTTATGGTAAGCAGGCCAGCATGGATGATGTTACGTCGATCTTTGATTCTTGGATGACTTCGCGCGAGCTCGATGGCCGAAGCCTGAACAGCGTCACAATTGAAGACCTGCGCAGCCTGTTTCGTAAACCTTCCGGAGAAGGCCTGGAAGCATTCTGGAAAGGGATTATCACAAATCGGCAGTTCCGCGCACAAATGAAGGACTTCAGTAACTCGTTCGACATTGATCGGATGTTTGAGCAGGTAAGAGATTCCCGCATAACCCACAAAATTCAGCAAACGAAATTAGGGCTGGTGGAGTGGCGTAACGCACTATATCAGCAATACCTAGCCCTTAGTGATTCGGAGGCCTGGGCTCAACTCGATAGTGCGGCTAAGCAAGAGATTCATGGAGCCCAAAGCACTGTGACCAATGCTGATAACCCACTGGAATCACCGGCTACCGTATGGATTAAGATCGGCGCGCTGATCCATGCGTTTGAGGCGAAATACATAACTGCTGATGATTTTGCTGATTCAGTTGCTGTCAACCGACTTGTGGGCATGGCGATAGGTCACGCCAAACGACTTAAAGCTGGTGAGTACGTAAATGATCTTCCTGCAACACTGCAGGGGGCCAGTTGGGAGGATTACGTATCCCTAAAAAATGGCGGTGCCAACGAGGACGAGATAAGGGCAGTTTTAGAGGCTCAGGAATCGGCTCGCGAACAGCAAGCTATCGATGCGTCAGACGCAGCTGATGCAGCTGCAGAAGCGGACTTTACAATCACCGTAAATGAAAACCCTATCCGTGGGCGGGCCCGGGTTCGTGGCCGCTGGTGGAGTGTAAGCGAGGACGCTGGAGCTGTTTACCTGATTGCTGACGTTCCTGGTTCCTCAACAATCCGCAAAGCGAAGGATGCCATCAAAGGAATTGGTGGGAAGTTTTGGAACTTTGAGGTTAACCCAGTCGCTGACATCGATTTAGATCGTCCGGCATGGATGGTTTCGACTCGCTATTCAATTGACGAAGTGCGCAAAATCATAGCTGAAGCAGCTTAATTATGGAGCGGCCCCGTGAGGGGCCGATAAAAGAATGACCACACTGATTGACACTGTTAAACCAACTGAAGCCTACATTGAAGAAATCCTGCCACAGGCGCTGGTGGATCGTAAAGAAGAAGAATTCGTTACGCTGTACTTAGAGAACATGTTTAAGCGGATATCAACCAATCCGGTGCTTTACCACCTATATGGCCCGTGGTGGCCAGCGCTAAAAACAATGCTATTAACTCGCGGGCTCACTGATTTAGGGCAAATCGTTGATAGTGATGTAGCTCAGATTTACCAAATGAGCCGACCGGCGCTAACCATTTTGGCTGCACAACTCTATGCAGATGAACGTTTTGCATCTAACTCGGTGAACAATCCAGTTCACATGTTAGAAACTGCCAGTTATGCTAACGACACTGAGCCATATATTTACACTTCATACGATGAGTCATTAGAAAAGTTCAAGTTAATGGGGGCGTGATGTATAAAAATCGTGCATTTACGATTGAAGATGTAAAAGCTTACGCTGAGAGCAAGGGCTACAACCTGGAATTTAAGCGCTATCACAAGGTATTCACCCTTACTAATAAAATGCAGCCCAAAAAATGGGGATGGATCTTCTTTCCTCACACTGAGGAGAAGTTGGTCGCAAAGGTTAATGACCTGGATCAGGCTGGCTGGCGAGTGGCTGTTGATTTAACCATCGAACGCATTGAAAAGACTATTACGGAAGTTTAGTGGTCTAATATATTGAATTTATTGCCGAGAATAGTTCTAAATATCGCCAATTGTCACAGCGCAAAGATAATACGTTTAATGTGAAGTAGCATCTTAAATGAAATTTTCAAAGGCTTCAGGTGAGCGATGGTAGGGAAGCGGCGACCAGCGAGGTCCAAAGCACTAAAGCGCCTGGAAGAGCGTGAATTTCTTTCCCCTCATGCCATCGCTCTGCGTTTACTGGAAAAGAATCCAGACCTGATTAAGGGCAACGGTGAACATTATGATCAAGTGCGCGTTTTGGATTGGCTGGAACGCAACATGAAAGATGTTTACCGCTATACCCATGCAACCCCCAATGGTGGGTTAAGAAGCAAAATTACCGCGATTAAGATGGTTGCCGAGGGCCAGAAGAAGGGCTATCCGGACCTTAGCATAGATCTTGCTCGCGGTGGCTATCACGGTATGCGAATTGAAATGAAACATGGTTTTAATCGGTTGACGACAGAGCAGATTGATTGGATGTCGCGTCTTTCTGATGCCGGGTATTACTGTTTTGAAGCCCGTAGTCCTGAAGAGGCTATAGAGGCGATTAAAGAATATGTCAGTCTTGATGAGTGGGGTTAGGGCTTTGTATTTGATGAATATCATGGATGTTTTACCTGTTGGTGCTGTCATTCTCGCTCGTCGTGAGAATTGGGTAGGTGCTCGTTTTATTGAGATCTTTAAGTTGAAAAATGGCACGCCGGATGTTCGATGCCCGATCACCGGTGAGCATGAGTTTATCCATCCAGCTGAATACGCCGCTGGGGATTGGGAGGCTATATCATGACGCGATTATATTATTGCTCATTGTCGTTCGCTGATGACGGCGGCCGTGTGCAAAGCACTACAATGAAAACGCCAACTAAGGTTATTACGGACAAAATGCTGCGAGAAGGACAAATGGCACTCGGTATGAGTGAGAACGCAGCGCTACTTGCGGCCTGTTGGCTGGGCAAGATGACTGATAAAGAGTATGCCGAAGGGGTTAAGCCCATTTCGAAGGTTCGGATTGCAAAATACGCGACGTATGCGCTAACGCCATTTCTGATAGTGGCACTCGCCGCTGTCCTAGCGCGCTTCTTCTGAACATAACCGCCAAATGGCGGTTTCTTTTTGGTTAAAATTCGCTATTTACTAACAGTTAATTTCTAATATAATTCGTTAGAAAATAAAACTTAGGAACGGCGAAATGTTACAACCAACTGCAGCGCAAACCACCAAAGAAGACATACTCATTGCTGAAATTGAATCAATGCGTAGCCAGATAGTCCTTATCCAGAAAAGGACTACTGGTGATGATCTGACTACCCGACTGTTTGATACAGCTTTAATGACCATTGATAGCCTGTTAGAGCGTTTCGATGAAAGGCTGAACGCAGAGGCTGAGGATTACAACGCCCTTGCGGATCGTTTCGAAGCTTTCCACGAAAAAACCCGCCAGGCGATGAATACGCTTTCCTTGGTCCTTAACGCGCCGGTAGACATCGACACTCTCGAACAATCTATTTTTGACCTCCGCAAGATACATACTGACACCCTTGAGCAGGTAGCACTTAAGTTCGACCAGCTGAAGGCTCGATCCGTAGCAACCGAAACAGAGCTTAAGCAGTACAAGAAAGCTTATCCGACAACTCTCACTGAGCGGATCGATTCTCTCGAAAAGGACAATCGGAGCCTCAAAAGGGAGCGCCGCGAGCTAAGAGAAGCGAATACTCAGCTAAACCAGAAATTCATAAAACAAACAGCGAACTTAACACAGGCGAATAAGCGTTTAACCCTAGCAGAAACCAAAGTCGAAGAGCTGCGCGCTCAATGCCATCAGATCGGGGAAGAGTTAAATGTGGCCGCCGGATTTGGTACGACTCCTGAATCGTTCTCAATGATTTTTAATGGCCATGATGCAGTTGGTTATATTCATACCCATCCATACGGATTGACGGCCACCAGCGCACTTAAAACCGAAATCCTGACAATGGCCAACATCCATTATCAGATTCGCACTACCGTTCTTCTTTCAATGGATGTCCTGCCTTCCATCTGGGGAGTGCCGATTTATGTTCGAATGGATGGTTTTGCTGAAGAGTGGAACAACGAGATAGACGAATGCTTGGCCGGTAAGATAATGACCTACCTCAAAGATGCGTTTCCAAAGCTGCATGCACGTATCGTTGCCTCTAAATCAGCTTCAGTGGACGAGCTTAAGATGCGTCCTGAGACTTTGGATGCTATCAGAAATTCAAAATTTGACACAGTACATAGCGTCGCTTGTATCCCGTCAGCTTTCCACGAACACATCCCGTTTATGCAGGGGGAGCAGCGTAGCGAAGTTATTAATGCTTGCCGCGTTTGGGCGGATCAGTGGGATAGCGCTAACGGTGGGGTGGAGCAATTGTACGTTGAAGCCAAAACGAAGAAGGCTCCCAAGTTCAACACTGTTAGAAAATGATAATTTATTTACGCACAAGGGTTGATTAGGTAGCTTAGCTTACATACAATCCATTCTGTTGTCGGTGCTGGTGGTTAAACTTATTTGCTTGCTACTTTCGCTAACGATTAGCACCGACAAATTAAAATGTTAGAAAATTGTACTGATGCGCCGTTCCATAAGCGCCGCAGCACGCAAAGAGGATGGTCTGGCAGTAGTCATAAATCTGTGGGCCAGGTTCGGGCTGTTACGGGTCATCCTCTTTGTGTGAACTGCAAAGATCCACAAACAGTTCGATTCGGGCCGCTCCTGATGCGTTTTATTACCTTTACGCTGGTGGAGTGAATTGGAGAAGGTGAACGGCATGTAGCCCTCCCTGTCACGGCAGTGAACGCGGTTGACGACGTAATCCCGCGCATAGAATGCCCCGTGAGGCTCAAACCCCGTCCGCCTGGCCCTCGTAAGGGGCTAAAACACGGTGCAAACGTGACGCAAGACTGGCGAGGTTTTTTATCTTTAGCCTCGAAAAGACGCCAGCGGCCAGGTTGACCAGACGCCTGAGTGGCCGTGCCGGGATAAGCGCCGGTAAACATTCTCAACATGAAAGCGCACTGCTTTCTACCTCTGTGGGGACAGGGTTTTTGCAGGGCAGTGTGTTTTCATGTTGCGGTAATGCGGCTCAGCGCACGCGGTAATTAGTGAAGTCATTTTGCCATTAGATATCACCTTTTCCTTATGAGGCCGCTGGTGGTTGTTCACTGACCGAACCAGCAGGGGGAGGCACCCCCGCCGCAACAAATTATTGCTGTGTGTAGTCTTTGCCCATCTCCCACGGTGGGCATTTTTTTAGAACACAACAGGTAAGGTCATTTAGTGCTATGGGTTGTCTACTTTGCATTCAATTTGAAGGAGTGCATTGCCTCGCAGTAAGTGTCCTTTCCGTTGTGGTGAATTGCAGCTCTATGAAGCAACCAGAAGATAAGCGCCTGGCACCACAGCACACAACAGAGTGAATCATTCTTGCCTCTGGTCCGGCATCGCGACTGGTGGGGGCGGGTAGCCACGCAAGCCGTAGCGCGATACGGCCCGAGTGGAGTTAAGCGAGGAGAACCTTATCGGGGGAGTGAAGCCCCGGGGGGATGGTTCACCCTGTTGTGGATGTAGCTCAATTGGAACAGAGCGCCTCCTGAAGGGGGAGTTGAGCGCTACCCAAGGATCATAACCCAGGGTATCTCATGCGGTCCGGCCGGACGTTATCTGGGTTCGAGTCCCAGCGCCACAGCACTATCAAACATGTAGGAACGGTTATGCAAAGAGCTATTTTGAGGGTGTTCGGGCTAGGTTCGATAACTCTCATAGGTATCACCCTGATGGTCGCTCTGTTCGCCGAGCCTAACATGGCCACAGGTAAGACATTGCTCTACTACAACCTGCTCAATACTGCGATCTGGTTTGTCATAGCAGCCTTGTCACGGAAAAATTTGAACGTATTGGGTGTTTAGATGAATTTCTGGGAGTTCTTCGATAAGAATCCAGGTTGGACGATTCTGGCGCTACTGGTGGGTGCATATTGCGTAGAACAAACAGCTAAGGCGCTGCGCAAACCTAAGACTAAACCCAAACGTAATTGAAAAAGGCCCTTTAGCTCAGCGGTTAGAGCTGTCGGCTCATAACCGATAGGTCGCCGGTTCAAACCCGGCAGGGGCCACCACTTTGGTTGTAACGATGCAGGCTGGGTGTATGGCACATGCACCCATTAAGCAGTCCGGAACAGTAGCGGGACCTTTAACCGCTGTCTTACTGCTTTTCGGGTAGCTGGAATGTGCAATGTCTCCCACTGTCCTGGGTGCGGCGATTCACCATCGCGACGGTTCGGTGTGACGGCCAGGTAGAGACTGGCGCAAAATCGAGAGGGTGTTATTCATTCAGCGTCCTTGCTCTCGGAATAGCGTTGGTGAAACATTGTCTGGACGAGCAAATAACATCCTCCCCATTTTGAACCATTCGAAGACTTTCACGGCCAATAGGCCACTCAAGTAAGACGTGATGAAACCGAGCCGGTATGACCGGCTTTCGGCATATCTGCAGTAAGGGGAATGACGTGGCAAAAGCTGTAGAAATGGTGCTATCGGAACAGGATCAGGTGCTCAGTGATTTCCTTGGTCGCCGGTGGGACTGGAGCAATCAAAAACATGATTTTTACACAGCCCTGGTGCGTAAAAAGTTCAGCGTAGACACTCAGATTGAGGGAGCGCGCACAAGGGTGTCAGTTACGGCATTTGGGTTCACTCTATCCGCTGTAGACGAAGAACCATTTAAGGCATTGGCAGAAGCTGCAGTGAGAACGATACGATTCCATGAAGCCACCACGAATGGGGATATTCAGCTGGCCAAAGAGAGCGTTACGTTTGCCACAGCTTACCATTGGCTTCTCCGGGGATTGGACATAAGACGGGCCAACTGGCCGAAAGGGAAATATGTCTCGCTGATCATGGGGATGGTGGGGGATCAAAGCAGCGTAGCGAGCTTTATGCCGGACGAATTATTCCAAGTGGTATCAGGTACGTCCTTACCAATGATGCCACGACTGGTGATGACTGATGGCGAACAGCAGGCGCGATATGATTGGTGCGCGATTGGTGTCGACATCATGGCTACTGATTGGGAGGCATTCTGATGACCGGTTTACAAAAATCAAAACGAAAAATCAGTTTCGGATATGCACGAATGTGATTATCAGTGCATTAATTTTCTAACGAATTTCAACATTTAGCTAGTCTACCTGCAATTCATTAACCCCGTAACATCCCTCCCGTGAAGTTTTCCCCGGAGGGATGAATGGGCCAGATTAGTAGCGCTGAAATAGCAGACATCATGTTAAGGCATGGTGATTTTCTCACGGTGACGGAAGTTACACGTCTTGCCGCATCTGAATACCCCACACTATTAGTCACTCGCGATCGCGTTACTAACATCATTCGTCACTTCGCTCGCTCCAAACGCGCTCAATGTGAGCGAGAGGAGGGGGTTTACCCGCATCGCTACCGTTTGCACGGCCTTTATGGCTATCAGTTCAAGGTCCGTGGCCGGATTCCTGACTACGGCAGCCTAATGGTGGAAAACACGTCAAAAGCGCTGGTGGAGAGCTCGGAGCGAAATCGCCGGGAAGTGGTCAATATGGCTAACCGTATCTGGAACAGCGCCGTTCGCTCACGTAAGGCCACTGCATGAGCGGCATTAGCTGGGATGAGCACCGTGAAAGGTTCGCGGCGCAACGTGCGGACACCGGAATTACTATCAAAGAGTACAGCGAGCAAAACGGCCTGAGTTTCAACACGGCCAGAAAACACCTGAACCTGAAAAAGAACTCGGCAATGAATGCTGATCAGGCAGGGGATCATTTAGGGGATCATTCCGGGAAAACGGTTAAAAAAACACGCCATCCAAGAGCAAATAACAAACAAAATACGGCTAATAATAACTCAAAACTTACAAAAACTGACAAATTGGCGGGTGATAAATCATTCCGTGCAACCCCAAAAAAGCGCACATCTGATTCCAAGTTACAATCCAATAAAAACAATAGGATAGACAATGGAAGAGCCGGATCATTCGATGCCAATGATCCGCAAATGATCCCCGAAAAGGTAGCTAAAAAAGGGATCAAGAAAACGGCGAAAGCAACAAAGGGGCAAATGATCCCCTTGCTTGGTTCTAACGTCGTTGCATTACCTTCCAGCGAAGCTACCAAAAAGATGCTCGAACAGGGGCCAGAGCACCATCTGCGCCTTGTCATTGAGATGGCTAACGAGTCAGCGCTTCGATACCGGGCAGCGGTTGATCAGGAGGCAGCGAGGCTTCAGGAGGAAATAGATGATATTCAACCTGGTGATGAGATAGAGGGCGTGCATCCCTCAATTAAGTTGCGTGGGTTGTTAGAAGATTCCGCTTACTTCATGAATGACTTCACCAGTCGCCTGGCCGCCATCTATCAGGGCGAAAGTAAGCTACAGCAGGGTGCAGAGAAGCTCAGGCAGGCTGCGCGGCAACAGCAATTCAAAGAGGCAGAAGCTCAAGAGAAGCTGGGGCTAGCTCGTGAGCAGATGGAGATGAAGCGCAGGGACTTAGAGCACCGCATAGGGGCAGACGCACGCGCGGCTCGCGTCATCGCCACAGCTCTACGTATGCGTGAGCGCGAGGAACTGGATGATATTGGTGTCGCTGAATATATTGAGCGTCAAGGCGTATCCGTTCCGGCAATGTTGGCCGCCCAGGCTTTACGAGCTATTGCCGCTATTGAACCACCAGTTGCCGATAACACTGTAGATGAAGAGCAGCTTGAAAAAGACGCACAGGCATATCATCAGCAGCAGAGAGAGCACCCAGAATGGCTAGCCAACCGCCGTGCTGAAGTGGCGAAAGTGGTTGAAGAGTTAGGTTGTGGTGATATCGATGCCACCGGCGATCGCAAGGCCGGTGAGTTTGACGCCGGTGATGAAGATTTGGATCTGGACCCGTCAGCCACCAGCGACATTTATGATGTTCCAAATGATGCGTATGACGATGATGAAGAGATAGCGATTGACCCGCCGGAGGAGGTTTAATGTCCGGCGCAAGGAAGCTTAAGTGTGTCACTACCGACCCTCGCTGGCGCGATATGGCGGTTAAGTACCGCTATGACTATGCCCGCGCCGTTGTAGAGCTCTTCGGGATGATGCCATCACCCCAGCAGCAGGAAATCATTGAATCCGTTCAGGGCGTCGGCAGCCGAACAACGGTAACATCCGGGCATGGTACGGGTAAGTCGTCGCTTACGGCTATGCTACTACTGATCTATATGATTCTGTACCCCGATGCCCGTGTGGTTATCGTGGCCAACAAAATCGCACAGGTTAAAACTGGCGTATTCAAGTACGTGAAAACGTATTGGGCCAATGCCATTAAACGTCACGGATGGCTACAAAACTACTTTGTTTTGTCGGATACCATGTTCTATGAGCGCTCGCGCAAAGGTATCTGGGAAGTTCTCTGCAAGGGCTACCGCCTCGGTAACGAAGAAGCGCTGGCAGGTGAGCACGCAGCGCACTTGTTACTAATTCTCGATGAAGCCTCTGGTATCTCCGACAAAGCGATCGGGGTAATGACCGGTGCACTGACAGAGCTCGATAACCGCATGCTGATGCTGTCCCAGCCGACACGTCCAAGCGGTTACTTTTACGATTCACACCATACCCTCGCAAAAAACCCGGATAATCCAAACGGTATATGGACATCCATTGTCCTCAATTCCGAAGAATCTCCCTTCGTTACCACACAGTTCATCAAGCAAAAGCTGTTGGAGTACGGCGGGCGTGACTCTCTCGAATACATGGTCAAGGTATTGGGTCAGTTCCCGCGCGAGATTGCTGGTTATCTGCTGGGACGTGATGAGTGCGATCGAGCTGCTCGCCGACGCGTTCTGCTGGAAAAAGGTTGGGGATGGGTGGCGACCGCCGACGTCGGCAATGGACGCGATAAATCTGTCCTCAACATACAGAAGGTATCCGGGCATCGGGAGAAACGACGTGTCGTTAGCTTCAAGATACTGGAGATGCCAGGTACTATGGACCCGCTGGCATTTGGGGACTTCATTTTCAATGAGTGCACACCGGATAAATACCCGAACATAACTATTGCCGTAGATGCTGACGGCTTCGGTTCGGATACGTGTGCCCAGTTGGTTCGCCGCGGCGCTAATCCTGTGCGCATACGCTGGGGTAAGCCTATGTTTGCGCAGAAAGATAAGGATCGCTTCGTAAACCAGCGTGCCTACGCGAATATTATGGCCCGTGACGCGATTAAGTCAGGCAGAATGCGCATTGACGCGAGTCCGAAAACAGCTGAGCAAGCCTCAAAAATCCCATACATGATGAACGAGGAAGGGCGTCTTGTGATGATGCGTAAGGAGCACATGCGCCAAAAGCTAAATATCAAATCCCCCGATCGCTGGGACACTTACTGCTTCACCTTTATCGTGGATTACGTGCCTGCAGATGAAGATGTTGGGGGAGAGATGGAAGCATTCAGGGAGGAAGCGCTATCCAGTATGGATGTGGTAGACCTGGATTTGTAAGCCCCTTCCTTGGGGCCTTAGCATTAGTCTGTGAATTCACCATCACGTAATTGGCGAGTGCCTTCAATCACTTCATAGGCACGGTCCATCCCTTCACGCATCAGCTCCAGCGTTCGATCGTGGTCGTTAGAATATGCACCTACAAAAATGATGAATTCCAATTGAGGCGCGCCCATTTCCGGGTAGCAGCCAAAACTATGGAAAGCAGCCTGCCATTTTCCAGAGGTATTGCTAGGCACGTAAAAAACCTGAGCTGGCCGCATGCCGTCCATGAACTCTTCATGCGTTGCTTTACCATTAGGATCATCATTTACTCGTGCATGCCCATCGAAAAAGTAATTGCTGACACTCTGCAATCCTTCAACGTATGTGACCTTGCCAGAGTACGTTTCTTTTACAAGCAGATAGACTTCACGACGCTGAATCGTCATTTTTATTCCTTTTGCTGTGAATAGTTATGGCTTAGAAACCTCTACCTGCAAGCGCAGGAATTTATTAGTGTTTATTTTTTAAGTTTGGCCGCGCGAGGGGTGTAAACCTTCGCTTCGCCTTGTGCCTTCTCGAAAGAGATGCCATGACGCGCCTCTATCTCTTTTCCATACAGGGCACGGGCGCTGCGGAGTTTGATTTTTCCAATATCATCACCGGCGGCCGCAATGGCATCAATCAATTCAGCGTCCATAGTGTTCACCTTTTCAAGCATCACGCGGGCATTCTTGAACTTTGCCACCATGACAGGTCTAAGCGCTGGTGGTGCATCGCGCAGACGCTCGGCTTCCAGCTTAGAAAATTTAGCTGTGCGGGCCTCAATGCACTTCTGAATGTACGATCTGGTCATGCTGGTGCGCTGTGCCATATCGAGATCACTGACTCGGTATAACTTGTACTCACCAAGCGGGGCGCATGGTACAGGCAACACATCATCGTACATTGTTGCGCTACGGCGTTCCGATTGATCAACTACTGGTACGTGTAAGCCCGGTATTTGTGCAAAAATCAGCGCCCCGTGGGAGCCGACACGGTAACGAGTAAGAGCTCCACCTTTAGATTTCGCAGTGCCGATTACCGCCTCGGTAAAGGAAGTTTTTCTAACGCGAAACTTTGAACCAGCAGGTTCATTTTCAAAGATTTTTCTCTCGGCAAGCATAGGGCGAATCACTGGTGCCAGCACCGGAGAAGCACGTCCTTTTTTGATAATGGAATCGTACTTTTTCAGGATCTGCTCGCGCGTAAGTGTAGTAGAAGGCGTCGCACGGCGATGATAAATCTGGGTGGCCTGTGCTGTATCCTCGACAATAAATGGTACTGGTAGGAAAGTTGGTTCAGGGATGGCAAGCGTTGCTGCGCCCTCTTCTGCCAGGCATAAGTCAGCAAACTCCTGCCATTTCCGTAAACACTCTCTCGCTTCGTCCAGAACCGCACCGTCTGAGGTCACAGCAATGAAACGGAAGGCATCACCATTACCATTGGTGTCATGGAACACTTCATGCTCCGCCAAAATAGCCCGCCAGCGCTCAGCAACGGCGATGAAATTTCGGTATTCCTTTTCAAGTGCAGTTTTCTTCATAAGCCCTCAAAATGTTGTAGGGGTTTTCTAATATAAATCATTAACGGCAAATGTATCCGCTTCGCTCAGGTTCGTAAATAGGATGTAGCTGTATATTCGTTAGAAAATATCAACCGCCCTCACTGATCAATCACATTGCTATTGATCGTTATGGCCTATCAGCCAATAAATGCGGGGTGTTTTGAAACCCGTATAAATATCCGGCGCTTAGAGGAATTCCTAACTTTAAATAATTAG